GAGACAACATGAGGGCGTATGCGGAGACACTATACCCCGCTGGAAAAGCTTCTGAAATATAACCCCCGGAGAAAAATTTAAGACCGGCGCGATCCAGGGTGGGGGTACTTTATGCGAGACCCCCCCCCTCCATGGATGGTTTTTGGTCTAATAGGGGTATTGGTAGATTGATATATTTACAAAAAATATTAATTTTAATCCTTTTTATCGGCTGTGCTTTGTTTATCGTTTGCTGTTACTATTTTGTATAAATTTGAATTAATACGAACAATCTCATTCATTGCTTTATCGATTTCATCTTCAATCATTTCGTCTGTCATTCTTGGTGAAACGTTTGCAATTCTTCCTAAATACTCACAAGTACAATAGCCAGCAGCATGATCATAAGACCACCATTCTTCATACTGTGTAAATGGATCAAAAGGATTGTCTATTGTTGTAAGCATAGAATCTGCTGACATATGTTTTCTCCTTTCTTTGTCTTTTATTAGCACTTAGTTTGTAAGTGATGGTAAAAAAGAGATTACAAGTACATGCTAATGTACTTAAAAGAAGCTATTTGAGCTAATACTAGTACTATAGGGCTTCTTTTTATAAGTTAAGTAATGGCATTAGCTCATATAGCTTATTAATTAGTGCTTTAAAACATCAATAAAGCCCACCAGGGTGTTTTTAGCATAGACTCTATAGTAAGCCTATATAGGGGCTCTATATGAGCTACTTTAGAATATCAATAAAGCCCACCAGGGTGTTTTTAGCATAGACTCTATAGTAAGCCTATATAGAGGCGCTACATGAGCTACTTTAGAATATCAATAAAGCCCACCAGGGTGTTTTTGGCATAGACTCTATAGTAATCCTATATAGAGGCGCTACATGAGCTACTAAGAATATCAATAACAGCTAAAAAAGAAATGATGAGCTCATTCAGATGAAGATGAAAAGGGCTCTACTACGCGCTAGTAAAGCCCTTCTCAGAATATCAATAAGTCGCTAATCCATGTAGTTCTGAACCGTAGATGTTGATACGCCTAATGCGTCTGCAATGTCTGCTGTTGAGTAGTTCTGATTTGCCATAGACTTAATTCTTGCGATCTTGGCTTCTGATAATTCTTTCTTTGCTCTTGGGGTTGCCAATTGTCTGATTTGTGTTTCATCTGCATTAGCCAGAATGTCACGTAATCTGTTTGGGCTAACAGCTCCTGCCTGAATAGCTTCCCATTCTTTTTCAGTAATCTGAACGCCACGTTCTTTTCGACTTTTAGAGCCTACTTCATAACGAGCTTCTTCCAAGGCTTGGTTCTTAATCTTCTTTAATCCTTCTTTGTCGTTCTTCAATTCAGGATTTGCAGCTTTTTGTTCTTTCACGTAATATCCAGCTCGAGCCTGAGCTTGTCTTTCAAGAGGTTTATTCTTTCTTGAAGTGTTGAGTTTAGATATCAATGAAGCCACTTCTGCTTCATATACCTTTTTAGCAGACTCATTTGTCTTAGGCATTTTAATGGCCATTGCCTCTTTACGTGACTGATTAGCTAAAGCTTTAAGTCTATTCGCGTGATTAGCATAGACTGCTTCCATTTCAGTGCCTGAAGACAGCTCGAATGCGTCATCAACTTCTGCCATTCTAGTAGATGTCTGTTGCGCAGTCTTAACAGAATATCCAATAATGTTACCGTCTTTATCGCGCTTTGGAACAGTGTATGTTCTGCCAGAATCCACCTTTACCTTTTTGCCGGTATTAATATCAATAGCTTTGCTAGGAGTTAATTCCTTTCGCTCATTCACATGAATCTCTGCTGAAGCCTTAGATATCAATGTAGCTGCTCCCTTCTTTGAACCACCTTGATACTTCTCTTTAAGTTGGGCAATATTGTTGTCTTCAAATGACTTTCTATAGTCCAAATGATGTTTCTCAGAGTCAATAACGACCATCGAATGCTTGACAGCTCTACAAAGCTCTTCTTCAGTAGCTCCTTGTAAAGTCATGTCAGTTATCAAGTTGGATATCTTGCCCATTTCGGTGTTCTTTGTCTTGCTTTTTATTCTTGGAGCTTCTGGAGGAAGTTTGTAAATATCTGTGTCGAAGTCTTTAAGACCGTCAAGGCCTTTCATCGTTTTGATCTTAACTCCAGACGTTGGAATAACCACGACCGTGTCACCATCGAAGTCAGCTCCAGATAGCTGCTGTGCAACTTTCGGATTAATGCCAACTGCGTCTTTTGAGTTCGGCATTACTTTCAGAGCTGTTTGCTGTTTATTGTTTACAGTAAGTCTTGGGATTTCAAAGATTCCGCCATGAGGATATCTAATGAGTACTACTTCTTCACCATCTCTATAGTTAGGAGCATAGATCTGGTTTTCTGGCATGTCTGTAATTGGTAATATCACATGAGTGCTCTGTCTAGGTAAAGCTGCAGCCTTAAGATGAACTGCTGAAGAGTCGCACTCTTCCGCGAACTTAAGAAGAAGCTGCTGTTTAACAACAGGATTGGTTAAGGATATCAATTCGTCATGTTCCGTCGACATACGATTGTATGCAATGCCAAGCTGCCTTTCAGCAAGCGGAACTGACTGCTTAGAAAGGAACTGAGATGATAATGTTCTTGACCATTCGCCCCATCTTCCTTCTTCGTTTACCTTAGCATCTTCGCTATTACCCGAAGCAACAATATTGATCGGTGACAAATGCTCTTTGCCGTCTGCACCAATATAATGCCGCTGTTTGATAGTAGCTCCAAATGGGTTGTCTTCATTGTCAGACATTGGTTTGAATACAGTACTATCTTTTGTACCTTTGATAGGCGTACCTCTAGGCTTGTTGGAGTTAACGATAATATCAATACCATCTGGCATGTCTGTTCCATACATTGCCATGCCTTTAAGGTAGTGGGTGCCGTCAACGCCTATTCTTACCTGAGCATACTGCTTTCCGCCAAGGGACAAGTCTTCGACACCTGGTCTAAGCTCAATTACACCATCTTTAAGTTTGCCACTTTCCGGATCATCAGAATATCTAACCATGATTCGGCTAGAATCAACACTCTGAATTGGCTCAAGTCCAAGGAAAGTTCTTCCGCCATTCTCAGTGTATTCAATTGGCAACTTTATCAATTCAGGATGCTTACTAATGTAAGCGTAATCTGTTCCAGGAGGACACACAATCTGTGTTGCTGTCTTTTTGCCAGTTCCGAGCTGCTCAATATAAACTGTGTGAACTTCGTATCCTTCTTCCTGAAGCTTACGAACAGCAGTTTTGAGCTTTGTTCGACTTACGCCCATATAGTTCTCAACACCTGGACCAATATCAATGTAAGTCTTTTCTGCAATGCTTGCCTTTAGCGAGTCAGCTGTGTTGTTAGTTTTTTTAGATCTTTCATCGAGTATCGGATTGTAGAGATTCCTTACTGTTGATTCTGGAATATCCATCTTCTTGCTGATCTCTGTCCAACCAAGTCCTTCTTCATTGTGAAATCTTGCAACGTCTGAAGCCATTGCTTGCCTTTGAGCTGTCTGAGAAAGACTTCTCTTCTGCCTGAATTCTGTAGTAGACATTCCCATTTTATGGGCGATCTCTGTATCAGAATATCCTTCTGATTTGTATTTATTGTATTCTTTTAAGAACCAGTCTTCATGCTGATATGGGTTGTCTCCAGATCCCCAAGGATATCTTCCAGAATGTCTTGGAGTGCCATAATGCATCAATGTGTCATCCATATTTAACTCTCCTCGCTTTGAACTCTTTCGAGCATCTCTGAAAACATTACAATCTTGTTGGAAATATCCAAGATTTCAGAACTTTCTGGCTGGTATACTACAACTTCATCTGACTGATAGATTCTGAGCTCTATGTTTCCATCTTCAGGTTTGAAGAAATATAAATCCCCATACTCGAGACAGAAAAGAGCAGCATAGATCATTAGCTGCTCCATATGTGCTGGTGTTGCACCAGTCTTTAAATCATGAATTCTAAGGAACTTCTTTCTTTCGTCATAGCAAATTGCATCGGCTGTTCCAAAACAGAATGGCGAATAATATAAAACCTGTTCTGGTGTCATTCTGTAGCCAATAGCATCGTTGACATACATGTTCAGAGTTGCTTTGGTTTTTGGCAGCTTAATGCGCAAGGATATCAATTCGCTTGCCAACTCGTGAAGTCTAGTTCCTCTTTCTACTGCAAGGCTGTTTAAGTACGTTTGGACTAACTTGTCATCCGAATATCTAGTCCAAGCATACTTACTCGCACTCAGAAACGCGTGCTGGCCTTTCAGGTTTGAATGTGGATTGAATTGCATTCAAAACTTCCTCCTTGTTCTCTGGAAATATAAATGACGCATAAGACATGCCGTTCATCGTTTCCACATAGTATGGTTGATTAGGGCGTGGCTTTTCGTCTTTA